AGTTCTGGCTCATAGCACAAAGACGGACTATTGTCGGTGTGATGTACTACAACCAGAAGTTGTCCCAGAAACAGTTATTATAAAGGCTCGTATTTCAGGAGCCTAACTTAATAAATGAGTTAACATTTATGTAAACAGCCTTGGTGGGTTTCATTCAGTTTACAATATCTCTATTCCAGATTTAGAGAGCGCCCACCAAAACTTCAAATATATCAAGTGCTGAATATTGTATATTTGCATATGACCTATATAATGCTTGACAATCCCAAAGTCAAGTGTTAATTTCCGATTATGCAAACAAATATAGAAAGGCAAAAAATGACTAGAATAAGACTAAATCAAGAGTATCGTAATAAGATTGCAAATCGTATGCGAGTACACTTGGAACAAGAGGACACACAAGAAAAACAAAAGTATGACGAACTGAAAGCAAATCAGATTGACATAAATGACAATGCGTGGAAAGTAGCAGAAAAAATAGTAAGACGACACTATACTGATGAAGATGTAGAGAAAGCGTGGTACTTACAAAATAAGTTTGAAAATGTAAATACTATTGCAAAAGATAGTTGCTTTCATTTTCATTATGAGGGCGAAAAAGAAACAAGAGATTATGACAATAATCTTAAAATGGAAAAAGCAACCATTGAGAAACATTTTGATTTTAGATTAAATGGTAGCTTTGATACTGATAGCAACAATAGTTATAATCATTCTGATAATGAATATGGTTATGCTTTGTTTCGTGATGAACTAAAAGCACAAGATGATTGCAACCCAGATATTTTGATTGAACAAGAGGGCAAAGATAACAACCCACACAAAACAAAATATGTTGACAATAACAATTCTTATCTTGGTAATGATGACAAAGGTTATGGCAAAGAGTGGAATGAAAAATACCAATTAGATTTAATTGGTAGAGATTATTGTAGAGATAGGTCTATTGCTTGTACTAAAGAAGAATTTAATTTCTTAATCACTTGGAAACAAGCCAAAGGTCAATTTGTTATTGCTCATCAAAAATGGATCAAATCTATTTTAGACCAAATGAAAGAAATTAAAGTTGGTTTAAAAGGTTATAAATATTTAGATGAGGCATTGGAACTTTGTACTGAACTTGGTTTAAATATTACTGACGCAGAAATAATTAGAACTAATAGTACAGGACTTGTAATTTATAACCCTAAAAATCTTGCTGAAAGAATAAAAGGCATGAAGAATAAGAATGTAGATAGGAAAGCCAAAATTGAGGCAAGACTATTATATGAGCAACAACAGAAAGAAAATAGTTTAAATTAAGCTATTGACAACCTATCCTATCAATGACTAAAACATTTTATATAACTTATTGGGCTTCTAAACATAAGAAGCACATAACAAGACAAGGCAAACATGACGAAAAAAGCAGATATGGTGTGGCGAAGAATGGAACACCTTATTATGTTTATTATGACCTAGACGCACATGGTTATAGAACAGCAACGCAATCGTGGAAAGTGAGGCACTAATGAGCGGCGAACTAATAGCAAGATTATTAATGGTGTTAGTAGGTTTTGTACTAGCACTATTAGGTGTAATTGTTTTTGTACACTCAAACGATCACGCACTATTAGGAATATTAATTTCTTTTAGTGGTATCGTTTCAATGTTTGGGGGGCTACCACATTATGAGTAATTTTAATTGGTGTCATGCACCCAAGTGCCACGAAGATAAAACAATGGACAGAATAAGAGGTAGCAAAGGAAACAAAGTATTAAGAACTAGAAAGATTACTCTTAATAATTGGAACAAAGATTGGTGGACCAAATACTTTTGTAGTCAAGGTTGTATGATGCAATACCTTAACACACATTTAGAGGCAATCGTTGCAATAGCACCAAGACGAGAGCCACTAGAAACACCGATCAAGGACCCTGTAAAGAATACAGAATATAGATATCCACAATGGACCATTGAGGAAAGAACTTGACAATGTTAGACTTATCCTATATTATCCCTAATATGACTACAGACATAAATACAAAAGCATCTGAGTTTAAAATCATTGAAGACTCAAAAGATGAGCCAGATTTAAAAGCGGCTCAAGATTTTGTAGGTGGCTACGTTGAGGGAATTACTTTCCCTAATGGTGACTATCTTATTATCAATGAAGAGGGCAAGTTAATGAACTTACCTTTAAACCCAGAGGCAACGACATTATGGAGAGCAACCTTTACAAAAGATAAGTATGCATTTGGATACGATGACTTTGTAGTTGGTCCCGCAATCCTAATAAAAAAAGCCGCCCTTAAAACTTGGGCAGCATAACTCTCTATGTGTAGGCCCTAAAGGGCCTACACACACAGCAACACGGACCAATAGAGGTACCACACCCAATCCCGATTAAATTTAGTTTATATAAGTCAATCCCCCTTAAATAAAAAAGGGGTCCCACTACTCTCGGTTGTATTGCTTGATTTAGACAGTTAATGGTGGTAAAAAACTTATCGAACACCTAAGATGGTGCAAAAAATTTTATAAAAATTTTTATGAATGTAAATGATATAGATATAAGTAAATTACCAGCCGACGTTAGAAAAGAACTTTTGCAATTACAGGTTCTTGTTGCTCAGAAAAAAATTAAAAATCGTGCTAAAAACGATTTTATGTCCTTTGTCAAAGCTGTGTGGCCCGAGTTTATAGAAGGATCTCATCACAGAGTCATAGCTAAAAAATTTAATGACCTTGCCACAGGTAAAATTACACGACTAATTGTAAACATGCCGCCTAGACACACTAAGTCTGAGTTTGCGTCTTACCTTTTGCCAGCATGGATGGTAGGCCGTAATCCAAAATTAAAGATAATTCAAGCAACCCACACTGGAGAACTTGCAGTTAGGTTTGGTCGTAAAGCAAAAACACTAATTGATAGTGAAGATTACAGAAAAATTTTTGATACAACACTTAGAGAAGACAGTC